TTGGATCAAAGTCGTACAGATCTTGTTTGGCAAAGCCTACATAACCAACAACCTGTTCGTGAACACGATTAGCAGTAGCCCAATTCAACCAATCTTCGTAGTCTGTACGCAATTCCAAATGTAGGAAACGATTAGCCAACGGAGCAGGCATACGATAAGTAACGCCTTTGTCAGTTTCACGGTTACCTGCGGCAACAATTGACACGCCTTTTGGCAAGATGTAAGTACCAACACGGCGGTTCAGTACCAATTGGAAAGCCGCAGCCTGTGTGGCAGGAGCCGCACTGTTCAATTCATCCAAGAACAGGATAGCAGTGGATTCTGGATCTGTAGGCAATTCTGCGGGAGGTGCCCAGGTCATTGTATTTTCGGTACTGTTGTAATAAGGGATACCTTTGATGTCAGTGGGTTCCCAAAGGCTCAACCGAACGTCAACAACTTCGCGACCTTGTTCGTCGCCGATTTGTTTGACAATGTCGGACTTGCCGATGCCAGGAGGGCCCCACATAAACACAGGACGTTGAATTTTCACACACTTACGAATACTTCGTTTTGCTTCGTTAGGAGTGACGGTACGATTTGAAGAAAATTGCTCTGCCATTTTGCGCTTTCTGAAATATGTTTTAAAAAATACTGATTGTGTTTTGCTTCAGTATGTGTAAATTATACAGGGTTTTACGCTTTATGTCAATGAGTTCTTGATGCTTTCTGTTTTTGCATTGGTAAATCTTATGATGTTGCCACTAAACAACACCAATTGTATAGCTACTTTGTCGTCAAATACATACACTTCTTTTTTGGTCAGGAACCACGGGCATGTGATGAGATTGTCCAATTGCAATATTAACTGGTTTGTAATTATTTCTTGGGGTTCTTCAAATCGAACTCTATGGTATGTGATATGGGCACTGAGTCTGGCAAAGCCTTCGTCGGTTAGTTTGAGTCCGCCCTTTTCCTTCTTACGGGTATTCTGCCACCACTGTGGGAAAAGTTTCTTTATGGATTTTTCGTCAGCAGGTAAATTGTATTGCTCTGCTATATACTTTGTTATGTTATATTTTAGATTCACCATCTAATTTCTCCCCTGTTGTTAGTTTATATACAGAGAAGTCTTGTGTGTTAAACATTTTATTAAGTTTTTCAACAAGATTATGGGCATGACCAGCATTACTAAAACTTACTTTTTTATATTTTGGAGCGATTTGTTGTGCCACAAGACTGCTGGTTTTCAGATTGATGGGCTTGCCTTGATAAAAAACAGCCCAAATAGCATCAGCTTCTAAAACTTGTTCAGTTTTGTAAGTCTTCTTGTTTGTTATTTCTAACAATACGTTTGGCTTTGGACGGCTCATATATACCCATGCTCCTAAATGTGCGTATATATTTATACATTTTGTGCCTAAAATGTTCCACCGTTTAAGTTTATAACAACTGAGTCAGTGTTATTATTTGTGGCAATTTCGTCTAATTCGCCGGCCAGCCGTGTCATAACAACACTTAGACTATTTTGTAGATCCGCAACATCTTTAATACTTAGAGTCAGATCTTTCTGATTGGTTTTTATGGCCAATCGTGCTTTGTCTAAGAAGTCCTCAATGGGTAATGTGTTTAATTGTCGCATTCTTTATTTAATTTATTTAAAACTAGCTTCATTTCTTGGGGAGTTTTGAACGGACCTTGGTATGGGTTGCGTTCAAGTGTAATCAATTTAGGACAAAAGCTCTTCAACCAGCCTTTCTGAAACTTAATTACATAGTGCCCAGCACAATATCTGCTTTTGCTTTTAAGATTTTTTGTATAAAGTGGTAGTTTGTTTTTTACATTGTATACTGGATTATATGGTTGCGTACGGCAAGGATAATCGTATATAGTGAACACAGTTGGATCCACTGTGTTATTGGTAGCTCGCTTAAAACTTTCTTCAAAAAGAGCAATGCCTAACTGTGTTTTAACTTCGTTGAGATTTTTAAAGCCTAATTCTCTGCCATTTTTGTAGAAAGTATAACCTTTTTTGTTTTTAGCTAGTCCTCCAATCTTTTGGTCATTGTTGGTAACTAACCATTCTTTATTTGGAATTAAAACCTTAGCTGTGTTCATGCTACATACCTTGCGTTTAATGGTTCGGCATAACTTGTAACCTGTTCGCTGATCTTTTGTAGATCAAACTCGGCACAGAATTTAAGTAGGCGTATGCCAACCTGAGGAATGTTCTTCTCTGCTGTGATAGCAGTATCAATACATTCCTTGATAAGAACTTTAATTTCATTTGGCTGTGCTGTTAAATCGCACAATACCACATTACGATTGTAGTCATCTAGCACACGGTGCTCGATGCCTTCATGGTCTGTCCAACGTTGCAACATGAGATTGTTCCAAGAATATCCTTTGGATTCTCTATCGGCAAAGGCATCGCGGAGTCCGACCTTATTCTTTGTACCTTTCTCACGCACTCCTGGATAAGCAGAGAAGATATTGTCAGAAGTGTCACCACGCATACACTTCTCAAAAAGCAGCCAAGTTGGATCTGGCTCGGGCTTTGGTAGCATAGTTTTCTTGTCAATCACACGCTTACCTTTTTCGTCAAAGTAGCCTTCGTGTGTGGTTGTAATTTGCATTACACCGTTGTACTGACGAACATTTGGTGCGACCAATTGTGCAAAATCTCCATCTGTTGATATAATTACATGATTATCAGTTTTATGTGCCTGGATGAATCCGGCAATCAGATCATCCGCTTCTAATTGCTGATGTTGTAAGACAGTACAGTTTGTCTTGTTAGCAACAAAGTCTTTGAACTGATCAAATGTTTCCCAAAATACGCGATCTTCCTCTGCTTCTCGAGGGCTCTGCGCCGCACGAGCTTCTGTGCGCTGCCGCTTGTAAGGAGCATAATGGTCCTTACGCCAGCTTCTACCTTCCAGATGAAAGATGACGTGATCACCTTTGAAGTCTTTCCATGCCTTGCGCACACTGCCTAATACAGTAGCAAGACTCATTCCTACCTTATCCTCGAGGCTACCGCGAACTACGTGACGTGCTCTAAAAAATGTATTTGCTGTATCTACGTGGATATATGTTTTGTTCATCAAAAAACTTCCGTTTTGCCATTGCCTAAATTATTAACGTTAATAAAGCCGCTTCCTCTACGACTCATATCAACGCCCTCTTCGCCGCCTACTCCTCGGCACAGTTCGCTGAACCACTGATCAACAATGGCCTCGTCGCTCTCGCCTGTGTATCCTGCTGTTCTTAATTGTAACACAAAATACTCGTTCCAGTCAAGTTCAAAAAATCCGTTTCGTATGTTATCTTTGTTGACATGCGTGTCCAATACAGCGACCCATGCTTCTTTTTTTTCTGTAGCAATTTCTTTTGGAGTTTTAAATTTTTCAGCTAATTTTTCTTCAGCTTGGGCAACCTTCTGGTTCGCTTCGTCAACGTAGCTTGCCATTTTCTGAGCTGCCTCTTCCATACGATCAGCTCGTTCTTCAATTTTGTCAATACCAAATATTCTTTTAATAAACTTTTTCATTTAAGTGCCCCACTCATTTTTAAATAACGGAACCTGAAGTCTATCGCTGTATCGAAGTCCGTTTTTCATTGCTGCAATTGCTACAGCTTTATTGTTTAATGCGTAGACACTTTCAACGCCGCCTACTGGCATCAAATATACATGTCCTTTAAATCCTTCAGCACGGAATTCTTCCATGGCCTTTAGCGCATCTTCAATATCTTGTTCTGTTGCTACAACAAATTTCAAATACGCTGTACCATAATTTTCGTAGTCGCAAACAACTGTGGGTTTGATAGCATCCTTCCAAGGCTCGCCGCTTGCTGGAAGTTTGGCACTTATTGAAAATGTAATTTCTCTCTTGTCGCTACCAGACGTCCATTCTGTTAAGAATTCTTTAAATTTAGAAGTTAACCTCATTGTGCCGTTAGTTTCAAAAGTAATCTCTTTCAAAGTAGCCATACACGGTTGACTCAACAGGTCCGGATATTGCTTCTGCCAACCTAACAACGGTTCACCACCTGTAATAACCAAATGCTCATCATGCCATTCTTTAAATGGTAATGTATCAACAATTGCTTTGGCAAGACCTTCAACTTCTAGCATTGGACTTAGTTCTTTGAAATCAGGATGCCAACTTGCGTAACTATCGCAGCCTGTGGACACCAATGGTAGTTCTTTATAATCTGTAAATCTATGCATGGCATGCATGACCGCAATCTTATCTGCCTCTTTGCTTAATTCACCACGCGGCATACCAAACCCTTGACAGGTAAAGTTACATCCAAATGTACGCAAGAACACACTGGGCACACCCATGTAGCGTCCTTCGCCTTGGATAGAATAGAATAATTCGGATATTTTAATTTTGCTCATAGTTTAAGTATAAGGGTATTGTTCACGATTGTAAACCGGAGATTCTTTCAAACATTGATTGGATGTAAACAGATCTCCGCTTCGGTCTACATAGAAAAATCCTGTTGTAATACTGCTGGCATTACTCCACCAACCGGTACTGACATTGTGTCTGAACCAATATTTAGGCGCGATCACCATTTTACATCTATTATTGAGCCAAGCGGCCCACCAACTAAATGTACTATTAGCGATAATCAAGTAT